CTGGCACAAAGTTATTTTATAAAGGAGTAAGATTACTTATTTTATTTGATGACCAAGTTATGATGAAAGTAGAGGACCCTACACATTTAGACCCTACTTTTAATTTAACAAAATTTTCATCATAAATTTGTATAATAGATATATTATATAGTATAATTAATATAAACGTAAAATCGTTTGTCTCGTAAACAACGGAGGAAAAATGGACAAAGAGAATTGGAATAATGTAGAAGTAGAACAACCTAAAGAAGAAGAAAAGATAGAGGTTGAATTAGAAAAAGATAAAGAAGAAGAGGTAAAAGAAGAAGAGGTAAAGGAAGAAGTAAAAGAACCTGAAAATGTAGAACCACCTTCAGACGTTGAGTTAAAAAAAGAAGAACCAAAAGAACTTGAAGGTATTAAAACTGATGGAGCTCAAAAAAGAATTAAACAATTAATTAGACAAAGAAAAGAACGTGATGAGCAAATTCAACAGTTAATACAAAAGACAGAACAATTACAAAAGAATTTACAAGATAAAGAAAAAAGTTTTTCAGAAGTTAGTAAATTAAATTTAGAAGCTACAGAAAAACAATTAAAAGATAAAATAGAATTAGCTAGAACAGCTTATAAAGATGCATATGAGCAACAAGATAAAGATAAAATTTTAAAAGCTCAAGAGATGTTAAACGAAGCACAGGTTGATTTGAAAACTTTAGGAAGCACTAAGAAAGATATATCAGGTGCTCCTCCAGTTCAACCAACTCAACCAGTACAAAGACCAATACCACAACCTGACCCTAAAGCACAAGATTGGGCAGCAAAAAATACTTGGTTTGGTCCTGACAGAGTAATGACAGCAGCAGCATTAGCTGTTGATGCAGAATTAAAAGCTGAAGGATATAGCACTACTGATGATGAATTTTATGAAGAAATTGATAGAAGAATGCAAGAAAACTTTCCACATAAGTTTAAAACGAATGGAAAAGTTCCAAATGAACGTGCTGCAGGAAACACGTCACAACCTGCTCAAGTGGTTGGGAAAAGCTCACGTACTTCTCCTAACTCTAAAAAGAAAGTTAAGCTTTCACAAAACGATGTTAAGCTTGCTGAAAAATGGGGTATACCTCTTGAGAAGTATGCTCAAGAAAAACTGAAAGCTGCACAAGCTGACGGTGAGTATACAAATGTAATATAACGTGGAGATTAATATGACTAAAACAAATAATACAACAACAACACGAGTAAAATCACGTACTGAAGAAACTAGGGAAATGGAAACTAGAGAAGAAGAATATACATTTACAGAACCAAATGCATTAGAAATACCTGATGCTGTTCAAAAAAGATTTGAAGAACAGGGAATGGTACTACGTTGGATTCGAGTGGCTATGCGTGGACAAGATGATATAGCTAACGTAGGTAAAAAAACGCAAACTGGATGGAAATTTATTCTTCCTACGGAAGTTCCTGAAATGGCTTCAACCTCTTTCGTGAGAGAGGGTGGTCGATACAACGGAACAGTCTGTCGTGGGGACTTAGCTTTGGCAAAATTACCAAAGCAACGATATGTAGCTCGACAAAAATTTTATGAGAAAAAGGCAGGAGATTTAATGGATGCAGTTAACAGTCAGTTAATGAGAAACAATAACTCTCGTATGCCAATTTCTAATACTAGTAAATCAACGCAAACCGTAAGAGGAAAAACTGCTGCTTTTCAGGAGTAATACTCTTACACATTATTTAGAAAGGAATAAACTATGGCTAGTGTAAATGCCCCTCGTGGATTAGTTCTTGCGAGAAAAAACGGTCAAGGTTCCAATTCTACTGGTATTGATACTATTTCTTGGGAGCCAACAACTACGGTTGCTTCTACTGCTTTAGGTAGCATGTACGTCGGTGACCCTTTAATTGCATATGCAAGCACTTCTGTTAAAGCAAGTCCTGCAGATGCTTCTGATAAGTGTATTGGTGTATTTCAAGGAATTAGTTATGTCAATGTCGACGGAGAACAGGTATTTAGAAGATACTGGGAAAGTGGAACTTCAGGAACAGATATAAAAATTCATATATCTAGAGACCCTGCTCAAACTTATTTTATTCAAGGAGATGCTTCAGTTGTTGCAGTATCTGGTGTAGGTATGCCTAAACCAACTAACGTACCTTGGATTGTTGGAACAGGTTCTAAAATAACAGGTAATAGTGGTTATGTATTTGACTCAAGTGGATGTGGAGATGCTCAAAGTAATTTAAGAGTAATTAGAAGAGCTCCATGGGATACTGATACTTGCACTTCAGCAGGTGTTACAGACCAATATCCTTGGTATGAAGTTAGATTAAATAATCATTTTGACAATTATGTCACAACTACAGTCTCAACTGCTTAATAGGAAAGGAAATATAACATGGCTATAAATAGAGCTGCTATAAGCAAAGAACTCCTTCCTGGACTAAATTCAGTTTTTGGATTGGAGTATGGTGAGGTTAATAACGAACACGAACCTCTTTATGAAATAGAAAACTCAGACAGAGCTTTTGAAGAAGAAGTTCTGTTTACAGGATTTGGTGAAGCTCCTGTTAAACAAGAAGGTGCTGCAGTTGTTTTTGATGATGCTTCTGAGAGTTATACTGCAAGGTATACCAACGAAACAATCGCATTAGCTTTTGCAATTACCGAAGAAGCCATGGAGGATAACCTCTATGACTCTTTTGCTAAATTAAGAGCAAAAGGTTTAGCTAGAGCTATGGCAAGCACAAAACAAGCTAAAGCTGCAGATATCTACAACTTTGGTTTTAGTGCTGCTGCTGCTAACCAAATCGGTGACGGAGTAGCATTTTTCTCAAATGCTCACCCAACTGTAAGTGCAGGTAACCAAAGCAATACTGCTACTGGTGCTGACTTATCAGAAGGTTCATTAGAGAATGCTATAACCTTAGTACAAAAATTTACAGATGACAGAGGTATCTTAATTGGTTCTTCTCCTGTATCTTTACATGTACCAGTAGATTTAATATTTACTGCTGACCAAGTATTAGGTTCTCCTGGTTCAACCAATATTCTAGCACAAACAGATGCTGCAGGAAACACAATCGGTTTCCCTGCTTCTGCTGCAAAAGATACTGCTGTGCTTGCTAACAGAATAAATGCTGTTAGACATATGGGTCTGATTCCAGAAGGGTTCTATTCAAACAGACGTTTTACTGATACCGATGCATGGTTCCTTAAAACTGACGTACCAAATGGAACTAAGATGTTTGTAAGAACACCTTTACAAACTAAGATGGAACCTGATTTTGATACTGGTAACCTCAGATTTAAAGCCAGAGAAAGATATTCATTTGGAGTATCTGACTGGAGAGGTTGGTTCGGAAACCCAGGTGGTTAATAACCATTAACTTTAGGGAGGGTAGTAAAATACTCTCCCTACTATAAGGATAAAATATGACAACAAATATTAAATCAAAATCCGTAGCAGGGTCAGGAGTAGCCGTAGCTACAAGTGCTACATCAAGAATTATAGCTGTAAATGCTTATTCACCTGATGCAGGCACTATTGATATTACAGATAAAAATGGTAGTGTTATTAAATTTCAAGTTCCTGCTAGTGGACAAATAGATACGTATATTGGAGAATTAGGAGTAAAATGTGAAGCAACAATTAGTGTGTCAGCTCCTGGTGCAGGTTTAATAACTATCTTTTTAGGATAGGTCATGTCGACTTATTCTTTTTTAACAACAGATTTAATCAATACTACGGAAAATGATTCTACAGAATTTGCAGACCAGATTCCTTATTTTATTGAGAAAGCAGAAATACGTTTAACAAAAGACTTAGATGATTTTGGGTTAGACGTTTTTACAACTATTACATTATCAGCAAGCAATCCTACAGTATCACTTCCTTCAGGCACTAGAGTTGTTAGAAATGTAAACTATACAACTAGTGCTTCTACTACAGGTGTCTCAGCAGGTGTTAAAGTTAATCTATTACAAAGAACATATGAATATGCAATAGATTATTTTCCTTATGCTAGTGCATCTACAGGAGTTCCTCGATACTATTCAAGAAAAAATAATACATCTATTTATATTGTACCAACTCCCACTTCTACATTATCAGGAGAGATACAAACTGTATCACGTCCTGCAGCTTTAACTTCAGCTAATCCCACCAATTATTTTAGTGAGTTTTGTTATGATGCATTATTTTATTCATGCATGATTGAAGCTAGTGTATTTATGAAAAACTTTGAAAACATGACATTGTTTGAAACACGATATAAAAATGCCATAGATGGTTTACGTAATCAAGCAAGAAGAACAAGACAAGATGATATGCAAAGTGCAAATAGTCCTACAGGTGGACCTAATACTTTAATACAGGGGTCAAACTAATGTTACAAAAAATTTTACAATTACCAGGAGCAAAAGAATTTATTAAAAAAGCAATGCGAAAAATTGAAGATAAAAGTCCTGGATATAAAAAGTTTCAAAAAAAATTAGATGATATGATTGCAAAACAAATTGAAAAAGAAGCTAAAAAGAAAAATATTAACCCAAGTGATGTTAAACTTAGTGATAAAGCTATAGAGAAAGGGATATCTAAAGAAGATAGAATAATGCAACAATATTTAAAAAACAGACCAAAAATGTTTCAAAAAGTTGAAGACTTAAAAAAAGGTGGTAAAATTAATATTGATGGTAACAAATTTGTGGCTAGACAATATGGAGGAAAAATTGGTAGAGGGTCAAACTAATGAAAAAGAAAGCTTTAGAACAAGCTCTAGCAGTATTAAAAATATATGCTAAAAATAATCCTGAGATAAAATTAGGAAAAGTTTCAGAGATTTTAAAAGAATTAAAAGCATATCCTGAATCTACATTACGTAATATTATTAGAGATTTTAAACCAAAACCAGAAATAGTTACAAGAAAAAAAGTTGTTCCACCATCAAATACATCTCCTCCAAAGTTAAAGGTAGTTCCTCCAACAAAGAAAAAACGTGGAGGAATGATAGGAGGGAATGAGCTTGTATCTTCCCTATATGATAAGGTATAATATGGTTATGTTAAGAACAAATATATCACAACAAATTACTAAACCAGGTAATAAAAAAAATAAAAAGAACAAGAAGACTGGGATGCAATACCAACTTTATGGAGGTAAAGTATCCAATGACGGAAATAAATTTATTCAATCGTTCTATGATAAAGGAGGAAACTAATGGGACCAAGAACTAATTTACATCCTAACCCAAAGCTTTCTGAGATTACAGGAAAACCAACAGGTCAAGGATACGGAGCTGCTAGAAAGGGACCTGACGTTCATGGTCCGATTCAAGATGCAGTTGTTAATGAAGAATATCAACAACCAAAAGATTTTGCTACAGAGTTAAAACCTGTACCAAACATATTTGTAAAATAAGGGGGAATACAAATGAAAAAATTTAGTAGTGTAGTTAAAGCTGCAAAAGATTTACTTAAACTTAAAAAAAATCCAACAGTAAAACAACTAACCAAACAATTTAATAAAGATTATAAAAAAGATGGAAAATTTATAGTTACTAGAACAGAATTTCTAAATCATCCATCAGTTAAAAATTTAATAGATACTGAGAAAAAAGCATTAGCTAAAAATTTTGCTAATAAGCTTCCAGAAACTAGAGAAATAAAACAACTAGGAGGACTT